GAGGATAAAACCATCCGAGATCCACGATAAACCCGATGTTACCAAGTCCATCATCTACTAAATCACTTATTTTCATCTATCACCTCGAAGTCCTGAGTGAGTATCCACAATGTTGGCCAACTGTTGTTAGTCCAGTGGACTTTTGCTGTTGCTGGGTTAAGTTCATTCCAATCTACTATTATCCCCAGCGCACCGCTGTGGACTATGTGTCTTACTAAATCACCTATTTTCATTTTACCACCTCCAAGGTTTGAGGGTTACACCAATGCTGAAAGTCTGTCCAAGTACCTGTTCCTGAGAATAGGACACGAACTGAATGGTTTAGCCGTTCGGGGTCGGGTTCTATTTCGACAATGATACCCATGCCAAAATGACCATTTACTAAATCACCTACTTGCATTTATCACCTCCAATGAATGTTGGACACATAGATAGATTTGCCCAGCGAAGAGCACTCTACAATCGCTATTTTCCTTAATTTCTACAACAACTCCGACAGTCTTGTCGGAACCGAAGTAAACCAAATCACCTACTTTCATATTGTTTCCGTTTGTTTGGGTTATGTTAGTAATGTATCACGATTGAATGATTTGTCAAATTAAAAGTGGACAAAAAATGACTGCTTTCACAGCCACTTCTTGATAAGATCGGTAATACCGAGTTCATCAAGTTTTCTACGTGAACGCTTTTTCGTCAGGAACTGCATAGCCTTGGCATGTCCTTCCTCTATCCACTCCTCATCAAGGGGAGTGTTGGAAGATGAGAGCACAGATACAAACTCTGGTTGAAAGCAATCGTATCGAGAACCAGAATACTTTACAAGATTACGAATGGAACCGTCAGGCATTTGTATATCAAATCCACGTCTACCAAAGGAAACAGTTTGTATATCCTGATCAATCTGCACTTTTATCTTGAGTTGTTGGCGATACTGGCTATCGCGATAGCAATAAGAACCTCCAGCCTCTTGACTAGCACAAAACAACGATAGTTCGTCCCAATTTACCTTGGTAACTATACCAATACAGTCCTTATCTTCCCGATTATATCCACCAGAAATCTTGAGATTAAGCAACGCTCCTTCGGAAACACCCATCTGCTCGACGAGGTTTGTGTATAATGCTCTTCGCCAATTACGATTAGCCGCGATAGCATCGGCAGTGTATTGATCCATTGCATCACAGTTGCGACGATTATGGGCTGTTGAGCCACAGAACCCACACTTGGAGGCAGACCTGTGCGTACCAGTACGGGAGGCTTTCTTCTTGGCTGCTTGCTGTTTCGCATAAGCGTTTATGCAATTGTTGTGCCATTCTCCCCAGTACTTCGGGGTTTTATACCAACTACATGTGTTAGGGGTGGTACTTATCCCTATGGGTATCACGGGGGGAGATTGCGTAAAATAAGCATAGTCCTCGGCTACTCGGGGGCACTGGGTTGCGTTGTGTCCTCTTGCTCGGCAGTAGCCGCATTTTGGATCACTTTTGTATCTTGATTTTCCATCGTTGTTATATATATTCATGTCTATTCTCCTTGTGGAGTTCTAGGGGTTTGTCCACCTGTGGACTTTGGTTTTTTAGGTTGTTTTTTAATGGGCAAGTTGCATATCCCACTTTGTATCATTGAGGAAGCAGTACGACCAAAGAAGCCTTGTAGTTGCCATGCTAGTCCTGTGTCGATAAGGTGTTGCCATGCTTGAATGTATTGTTCGTCGCTTTCGGCTTCTTGAACACCTTCGGCTATCATTGTGGCCTCTAAATTAGTTAATTTCTTCATCGTTACCTCCGATGTTTTTTGGTTATATTAGTAATGTATCACGTTCAATTGATTTGTCAAATTAAAAGTGGACAAAAAATGTCCGTTTTCATAAGACCTCGAACTCTTCGGGTGAAAGCCAATGAGTTGAATTGTCTCCAAGTAGCACCCTGCAATATACAAGCCGCTGCCCATTGCGTTCTGCTGGTCTAAAGTCAGTAATCACCCCTATCTCTTCAATAACTTCATATATTTCATTGAAAGCACAGCATTTCATTTGAACCAAATCACCTATTTTCATCTAACACCTCCAAGTTTCGTATGTGGATTGAGTTTGAAACACCATTGCACCATTGCACCAATACATGGGGCTGGGGCAGTTTGCTTTGTCGATAATCGTATGTAACAATACCTATATCACCTCGTTTATCTATTACCAGATCACCTATTTTCATCTAACACCTCCATATCTTCACAAGGAATTAGTGTTCTTACACCGTTAGAAAACTCAACGACACAATCTGTATCGAACACTATCTTTACAACAACACCCAATGTTCCGGTGTGTTTGTTTTTTACCAAATCACCTATTTCCATCTATCACCTCCATTTCACTAGCAAGATGCCAGCCTTCACAACCATCACCCCACTTAACATTATACTCGCAATACATTTCTGGATCTGTCTCGATTATGATCCCAACATCGCCATCATCTTTATATTTTACTAAATCACCTACTTCCATTTATCACCTCCAAGTTCTCTTTTCGTTCATAACTGCTTTTTTGATTGCTCCACTCGATACGCCACAGAAACCCTGTACCATCTTTATACTGTCTAACGACAATACCAAGCAAGGATTTTGTGTACTTGGGGTTTACTAAATCACCTACTTCCATTTATCACCTCCAAATCCCATACGGACATATTACATTTTTCACCATCATTCCAAGCGACTTCAACTTCATCGTCATCGCCTATCTGTTCGGGATCTATACAAATAATAATACCAATAAAACCTTGATCGTGTCTTACTAAATCACCTATTTTCATATCAATACCCCACTTCAATCGAGCGTCTGACATGGAGTTCACTTTCCCACCATTCGCCGCGATACTCTATATCCTCGAGTTCTTCGCCAATGCGGAGGAAACGATACTTCTCTTGTAGATCGTCTTTCTCGTCCATAGCGTTGAAAAACTTCTCAAACAGTTGAATGTCTGTGTATTCGCCAAAAGAAGCGTACCACTTGACACTGTTGCATGTAAAGAGCCAATGCCCTTCTCCTTGATAGTCCTTGTCTAAATGGAAGTCTGACAAGTCTCCAAAGATTTGGTGCATAAGTTCTGTTGTTTTAAGAAAGGTGAGGAACTCACCTTGTAAGTCCTTGTGTATTGCAATTGCAACGTCTGATCTGTATCCCATTGGACACCTCTTGTTTGTTGGTTATATTAGTAATGTATCACGTTCAGTTGATTTGTCAAATTAAACAGTGGACATTTTTTGTCCGTTTTTAGATAGGCTCCACGGTATCGATATAGAGCCAGTATTCTCCACCTGTTCGGATGTTCTTGAGCATCACTTTTAGTTGCTCGGGGTCAATTTTTGTTATGATTGAAAGTTGAGCATGAAAAGGGAGTCCCACGGCTTCCATTCTTTTCTCGACAACTATGTCTCCTACTTGCATGGCATCTCCATGTGTCTTTTGTGAATTGACCAACTCAATTCAGTCTTTGGGAAATAGACAAGATAAAGGTCGGCAGCATCCACACGGGTGATTATTCCCACACCCGCTTTCTCATTCCACTTATCGTTCCAGTTTTTTATACTTAATACTAAATCTCCTACTTTCATATTACCTCCAGCCAATGGATACCTGCGCATGCTTCGCCACCATCAAAATAAACCTGAGCCGTCTTATCGCCTATCGATAGGACGATACCCATCATATCCCCAAACATTACTAAATCACCTACTTTCATTTCTTACCTCGGTTCTTTCGGGATACAAGTTTGATTTGGTTCTCTCGATAGACAAGTTCACCCGAAGGGAACATAATTCTGTATTCACGAGATCCACCCTTTGATTTGTGATATGTGAACGCTGCTGTAACAGGTTCAGCGTCAACCTCTATGATAAAGCCCATTTCTTTATCAAGACCATTTCTTGTATCAACCCAGCACAATTCGCTTGCACGTACTTGCACCAGTTCGCCTAGTGGGTAGATGGGTGGGTTATCAAAAGTATCTCGAAGTTTCGGAGCCAGTTTAGATTTCTCCAACAAACGGCAATCATTGGCTACCGGTGTTTTGTTTTCTTGGAAAGCACTGAGAACCCGTCTGGCATGTCTGCGCCTGTTATCGATATGTGTCCAGTATGCAGTCTGTGCTGAATGTGCAAAGAACTTAGCCAAAAAGATAATCCATTCACGATAAGCGTCATCTTCGAGCCACTTTGTCTTAAAGCCTTCTTCCTCTTCGTCTCTCTCAGTAACCATTCCAGTGGAGTTGCGAGCGATAAGTGCTTCGGCATATCTTATCTGCCCAGAAGTAAGTGAACCCCAAAACTGCAAATTGCGAGACAGACTATGAAGAGTATTGCTATCTCGGGTGTTGCCTAGTTTGGTTGCGTTGAGAGCAGTTTCGATGAGTTGTTCGTAAGTGATGGTCATTGTGACCTCCATCTGTTTGGGTTATGTTAGTAATGTATCACGTTCAACCGATTTGTCAAATTAAAAGTGGACAAAAATTGTCCATTAGTTTTCTTCTCCGATTATTCCTTTCTCTTCAAGCAAAGATAAGATTGCATACCATAGTAAATCTGCCTCCTCATCGGTCAAACCTTCGGTGTTCTTTAGGGTTTCTTGTATCAGGTTGCAAAAGTATAGTCCATTAGCAAGGTGTCTTACGTTGGCTTTGGCTATTTCAAACGGTGTCATATCCAGCCTCCAACATAATTTTTCCAAAAGTACATAAGACTTGATCTGCTGTATAGTCTCGCCCACCTGCAAGTTCTATCATGCTAACATGTTCACCCTGTGAATTACAGGGGAATACAAGGGTTTCCAAACGACCTGCGCGGGTGCTCTCAGAAATAAGAAAATGGTTTATTTTATTAGCCGAGGGCCAGCCTCCTTCGCTAGTATTACCGCCTTCTACGTAAACATTCCACTCAGGAGCATGTACGATAACATGCTTGATATAAGTTCCATCATCATAGTTTGATTGAGCCTCTGATATAACATCTGGGATCATCATTGCTCACCTTCCTTTGTTGGTGGCTGAAAGCCCATAGATGGCTTCTCTTTTGTCTCCGCAGGAGTTTGACGCACCATCATGGGCATACCCCCTATCTGGGTGGGTAGGGACGCATTAGATAAGGCCATAACGGTCACTAGTTTGTTTATTAATTCATCGGAAATGTCGATTGTTAGTTTGATTTGATTGCTCATTTTATCTTCTCCAGTTCAAGTTTCAAGTAATGATGTGTTTTGTTTGTGTTTGCTATTTACACAAGACCTCCAGTTCTCTTTTGAAGAAATGATTTAGGCTACCTGTGTTGAGATTTCTCCCACTGACCATTGTCTGGGCTATGTGGGTCAGGATTACTATGTCTCCTGTTTTGCAGTAATTGCAATTTATTCTGGTTCTTACCGTGCAGATGTCACCTAATTTCATATCGCCTCCACTTCTTCTTCGCTGAACCAGTATTCTTCAAAACCATCGCCCCAACGTACTTTGTACTTTTTGCGATCCGGTCTTGTGACCAACTGCAATGTATCTGTGATAATTCCGACTTGTCGAGTTTCCTTTATCAGTTTGTGTTTTACTAAGTCTCCAACATTCATTGAAGCCTCCATTTGTTTGGGTTATGTTAGTAATGTATCACGTTCAGTTGATTTGTCAAATTAAAAGTTAAGATTTTTTTGTCCGATTTGGATTTGATCACGATATATCGTAATAAAAGAGTACCCTTCATCTGTGGGTTTTGCAATTAAGTTTATTCCGTTGTAAGTAATTCTATAGCAACCGTTTTTGATCCTATTGACTTTACCATTCATTAAAGCATAGGCCCCATCGATCCAAGTCAAGCCTCTTTCATCACATCTTTGGCTAAAATGTCTCGTCATGATGTGGCGCATGCCATCCCACTTTTTCACAGTTCTATCTTGTGGATTAATCCTATCAATTAATAACATATCACACCTTCCTTTGGACAACTATTTGTCTCTCACCATTCTTGTATGAAGCAGAAACAATGGCATATTCGCTCATAAACACCTCTCTTTTGGCTTCCTTATGTAGCGTGGTAGCATCATGGCTTGTGAGCCACAGGCGGTCATTACGGGTGGTGTATGCGCTTGCAGTAGCGAACTCGTGAACATCACCCATCCACCCATCGGGGTAGTCCACCAATAGCATTTCTGCTGTTCTTGTGATCATTTGTATCTTATCCATAGTATCCTCCATATGTTTTAAGTCTCTTTTTTAGTTTCGCTCCAGCAGAACCGGTTTGGTCTGGATGCCATTTTGAAATTGTCGGTAAAAGATATGTTTTTAGTTGACCGAGAGTATATTTTTTAGTTAACCAAGTCCAGCAATCATCATACCCACTATTGAACCACTCTTGGGAGGGTATGTTCTCCGAAGGAGCAATCACCTCATCGACCCAAGGACTCCAGCCGCCGCCATTGCCACCGAAGAGTTCAAACAATTCTCCTTCTGGCTCTATATCGTCCTTGACGAGTTTTCCCATTGGTTTTTCAACCTTGATAATATCACCGTTAACTAAAACATCTATTGTAAAGTCTGTTTTCCAGTCCCACTGCTGGTGGGAGAGGCCCAGATTAACACCAGACCAATCAACTTTGGTGATAACACCAAGCCCCCTCCAGTTCTCTTTCCAAGAATTGTTTATCAAAACATGCTTCGCTTCGAGTTGAACCAGTGCTCCCTCACAGATACCTATTTCTTGAACCACCTTGTTGTAAAATCTTTTTCGATAATTTTGATTTGTTCTAGATAAGTCACTAACAAAATCCTGCATAACTGTGCAGTTTCTGCGGTTGTGTCCTTGGCTTCCACAAAAGCCGCAAGAAACTACCCGCTTTTTATTGGAACGAGCATTTTTTCTTGCTTCTCGCCTTGCTTTCATCTTTGCGTTGCGGTTTTCTTGCTCAAGCAAGTATCGGGTCATGCTTGTGAAAATGTGTAATTCATAATGTAGTCTACCAGAAGGATCTCTTTTGCTGTAAATGTTTTTGAAATAATCAGCATACAAGGATAAATCTGGTTCTTTGTTCTGTTTCTTTAATTCCACCATCTTCTTGGGAACTGAACAGGTTGTCCATAGGTGTCCTTCGTTCCCACAGATTTTACAGTGAACTTTCTTTTTGTATTTGCTTCTTTGTTCATATATTTTCACTTCGACATCCAAGTCGTTTTGGTTATGTTAGTAATGTATCATGACTGTGGAGGAAAGCAAGGACAAAAAATGTCCTATTTCCTCCTATATCGTTTTAGTCGTGCTTGTAGGGCTAATGTATTCTTCTTGGGATGCCACTCTTCGATTAAATCAGCAAATGTGCCTCTAAGTTCCGATAAGTTTTTATTTTTGCAAACCCATTCCCAACCATCGCTGAACCCTTCAGTGAACCATTTTTGATCAGGCTTGCTATCACTTTGTGATAATACGTTCAAGATTTGAAATTGATCAGAATAATGATTTAGTGCAAGAAAAGGCTTGAGTTCATTTTCTTGATAATACGGGTATTCATTGTCAAGCCAGTACCAAAAGGGTGTATCACTGGTCAATGTTTCGCCCTCGGCAATTACAGACACTGGGAGTTTTCCAGCATAAATCGGATGATTTATGGCAAGGCTCAAGTTTATACTATTCCAATCTATGTTTTGGACTATCCCGATTTGTCTTTTCATCCTCCCTTCTTTTCGTCTACCGCCCATTCTAATCTCCACTAATGCACCCTCGGATACCCCGTGGTGTTCAACGAAAGCACCGAAGAACTCTTTACGATAGTTTTGGTTGGCTGATGCTAGATCAGATATGAATTGTTTCATTAACTTGCAATTCTTTCTATTATGAGACGGTGAATTGCAAAACCCACATCTTCTTTTTGTTTTTTTGTTTTTCTTTAACATATTTTGTCTCCTTCCAATCGAGTTTCAAGATTTGCTTTCATTATCTCTCTAAAGTCTGATAGTGCTATTCGCGCCAAGGCTAAAGAAATAATTGTCGGCTTCTTGATCATCATGTCCGATATGTCTTGTAAGTGATATACTCCTATTTTTTGAAGTATATCAATCGATTTTAGCGATAGTTCCAGTTCCAGTAAGTTCATCTTTTATTTCCTCTATAACTTCTATTTCATTTGACGAGCAGCCAATATAGTCTCCATTTTCAAGAGCAATATGCCAACGGCCCCACTGTTCAAGGCCGTTGGCATCTGTCCCTTCATCGGCCATTACTATCCCTATCCTATCTGAGTAGACGTACCCTTTGTTATCCTTCCACTCTTTTACTACTACTAGTTCTCCTATTCGGATTGCTTTTTTGTTTTTATTTATTCTTATCACAATTTCTCCAATTCTACATCTGCTGTCCACGTTTTTATTGTAATGATGGGCCACCATACTAAGGCTCCGTAGTTGCCTTTTTCTAGGATTATTCCTATACCCCACTTTGGTGTTTCTAGGTTTAGAACTAGATCACCTACCTGTAACGACTTACCTTTACAGGGCTTCCAAGGTTTCATGGTCTGTCCAAGATTGCGCAACTGGTTCATCAAACCAATGCACCAAGTATCCATCTTTTCCTGTCTCTATTATGACCCCTAAGCCCCAGAAGGTATACTGAGGAGCATAAACCAAATCCCCTACTTTCATAACTTCTCCAAATAATAGCCATACTCAACTGCTTTTTGCTGTTGGTGTGCCCATTGGACGAACCACTCTGGTTCATCACCCAGACCCTGACCACGGTATGAAATTATTATCCCGATCCAATCAATTAGACAACTTTCTTCGAGGGATACATATGCTGGGCTTATCTTCACTAAGTCTCCAATCTGAAGGCTCATTGCTGGTTCCCCTTTAGGTCTAGGAAGGCTCCAATGTAACCCACTGGGCATGTATACATTACAACACGCCAACCCATAAACATGGACGGCAGACGAGTAGACCACGGTGATACATCAACGTCATGTGTCTCTGCATATACGTCCATAGTTGTCCCGCAGTCATTCGAGGTTTTCTTGACGAAGAAAGCCCCTTCTGTGGCCTCTATCACTAAGGATTTTATCTTTTCTTTTGCCTCGTCAAACGGGGCTTTCTTTGTATTCCAATGTAAATTAGCCATTTATCACCTCTTTTATGTGCTTCGATGGTTGACAGCCTTCCATTCCATCCGAAGGATAGACAAACTCAGCCGCTAGTGTGTTTGCTGCTGGAGCAAACCAAACCTTAGTCACAATGGCATATTCATCCCTGTAAATCGTTTTTATTAAATCACCTACTTCCATTTATCACCTCCAACTCTTCATAACTTGCTAACACTTCTGATCCGTCACATAATTGAATGACTATGTATTCTTCTTCTACTTCGTTATCAAAACCGAAGTCTGTCACTGTTGCTAATTGATTAATCACTTTGTCTCTTACTATATCACCTATTTTCATAAGTCACCTCTGTTTGTTGGTTATACTAATAATGTATCATGTCCTGCTGAAAAAGCAAGGTCATTTTTTGTCCTCTTTTAATCTTTGTAGTTCAACTTCGGCAACCTCGGAGACAACTCCATCTGCCCATCGAACTCTGTACCATCTACTTCCTGTATACATGTGAGAAGATAGAACAATACCAATTTGACTTGGTTGGTTCCAAGACCATATCAAGACTACCAAGTCTCCGTTCTCAATCATCCTTCACGGCCATAAGTTCATCTTTCCTCAGTCCTGTACCTCTTGTGCCATCGTGCCATATGACTGTATAGAATGGTGTGCCTTTCGTATGGTAATGCTCAGTGATAACCCCTAAGCAACCATGATCTGCATCCAAGCCTATCCACATAACTAAATCACCTATTATCATAATGCCTCCAGATACTTGGTTCCACCTGTAGTATAATTACCTGTTTGTAGCCAAAAAACCACTATTTTTTGATCACCGGAGAAAGCAGGCTCTTCGCAAATTTCTGTTACAATCCCAACAAATACCGCTGCTGGTGTTGACGGCCATACACCATGTTTGTGTTTTACTAAATCACCTATTTTCATTTATCACCTCTAATTCTTTTACGCATGCCCAACGAAAGCGAACACCTTCATCGTCACTCCAATCAATGAAAGCGCGATAGCCTTTTATCTCTCGCACTTTTCCTAACCAGCCTTTTGTTTTGTGTCTCACTAGATCACCACGTTGCATAATTATTTTCCTCGTAATCATCCAAGATCTCTAAATACTTACATATCATCACAGGTGTCCATTGTTCGGGAGCGATATGATGATGCCTCATTGTCTCTTTGCTTTCCGAATAGGTAGTGTCTCCATCCGACCAGAACACTGCCCAGTATGATGTTGTTACGCGAGCAATAATGACACCAAGGACTTCTTCGTGATGCCCATCGAGATCAAAGGTTTTTACTATGTCTCCAATATCAAACATATCCGTCACCATCGCTATCACCAATACTAAATATATCTGGATTGCGGTCTTGGATTTCTGTTCCGCATTTTAGCGCATGTTCGTATTGTTCTCTTATTTCTTCTTCTTGGTTCAATTGATATAACACTGAGAGTTCCGTTAAGCGATCTTTTATCACTGCAAATATAATCATATCTATTTGCTCATGGATGGTTGGTTCTCGACCTAATCTCTTTTCAAGTTCTTGGTTCATTTTTTTAATCGCACTCATAATTTTCTCCTTTGATTTCTTTGCAATGTCTTGTAAGACCTATATCCATCAAGACACTTTTGTTCTTGATTAGGTCATGGAAACGATAATTGTTTATCACAACTCCATCGTCACGATTGATTGTCTCTACTCCTATAAACAGAAGCATATCCCAGCCGCGTGTCCAAGAGTTTCGAACGGTATTCCATTTGTTGTTTTGCCAGAGGCAACTGTATAATGATCCTGCGGTCATAATGTCCTCCTGACTTTAGGCTATACTATATTGTATCCCGTTGTGGTTCAGTTGTCAAGTTTTTTCTTGTACTTTGTTGAAGAAAATTATTTTTTGGCTGTTGTATAATAAGGATTACATGCATGAGAAGGGAAGATTTCTACTTGACAGGCGATACGCAGTGTGCTATAATGTTATTCCACGGTGAAAGATCCGTGATTACATCATGGCCAGTTTCCATGATTTTATTTTTGCAGCAATTCCATAATTATGTAAAGTTTTTGGGATTATGTAAAATTTTTTACAAAGAAGATTATAGTTATGTAAAGTTTTTTCCTATGAATATGGTAGAAAATCTCTACAAAGGCGGAGTTACGCGGTAAATCGAGAAACTCCTCTTTTATTTACTTAGTTTTCATAATTATGTAAAGTTTTTTGGGGACTTCTCTATGATCCCCGAATAATGGGACGTATATGGAAATCGGACATTTTTTGACCTCAAATGTCGTCCTCATCGTCATCTATGTCTCCGCTCATATAAGATGGAAAGAAATTGTATGCTTCGTAACATGCAGAATAGAAGGAGTAATCTAAATCAAGAAAACTATCCTCTGGAAAATCGGGATCAAACGCTTCACACAAGATGGCTTGTACTTCCCTTATGTAGACTAATTTGTACATGCTAGTATCAATACAAAAGCAATATAGGTAATCGCTCCCATCAAAACACCCAACAACGATGCAAGTCTCATTGGAGCCATCGAGGTTTGTTATGAGAACTAAGTCACCTTTTTGACAGTTCACAACAATAAATCTCGTACTGCTTTTCTTCCCAAAACATCACCAACCAATCAATGACCATAAGTCTTTGTTGTGTAAGTGCTTCGTCGTAAGGAGAATCATACTCTATCTCTAAGTATTCAACCCAAAGGCTGATTATTATATCATCAATTGAATGATAGGGAGGGGCAGGGTAGGAGGGTAGTAGGTCGGTTCCGAAAAAGTTCATCATTCTGTGTTGTCCAATAACTCAATCTTACCGCTTTCAATGAGTCTAGCGAGAGATTCTGAGCCCATAATACAAACGGTGCCATCTTCGTAATATATTTCGTAGTTTGTCCTCCAGTTGAAAAGCGGCTTATCTGTCCAAGTTCCACACTTGATCTCACGATATATAATACCTAACTTTTCCCCGTCTCGGACTAAAGATCCTAGTGGGATAGTATCAGGGGAGTAGGAGGTTTGATTATCCTCCAGCATCCCTAAGTACCGATTTCAAAACATCTTGGTCTAAAGATTTTATATTAGACACCAAAACGATGTGTTCAATAAATTGCGGAAAGATACCGCCGATGTGGTCTAAGCGTATTGCTGATACAACTCCGATTACTCTACCGCTTTGGTCGAATACAATCGAACCACTTGATCCGGGCCAAGCAAATGTGTTAGCCATAAGAGTATCTTCTCTAACACCTGTTAGTGTGCCTTCTGATATATGCCAACCAGTCATTGCAGGGTGGCCACAGTGGTATATCTTTTCACCCATTTGGTTGTTGATATCTCTGCTGAATCGGATTGCTTTGGTGTATCGTAATCTTTCTCTTGGAATCAATACTGCTATGTCTGATTTTTCATCCAAGTAAGCAACATCGGCAACAGTTTGTTTGCCGCCTTTTTCCATTAGCACAATCTCTATGTCGGAGTGAGCAACGACGTGAGCAGCAGTTATAATAAATCTATGTTTTCCCATCTTAAAGTAGTTCCCAGATCCACTTCCTAGTTGCCCCCGTTCATCAAAAATACCTATTACCACTGAAGATAAGTAAGATACCTTTAGTCCTCTTGGTGCATATGGATCTAATTCCTCTGTATAAGTATCATCAAATTCTGATTGTACCTTCGGAATTTTAATTGCATCCAAATTAAGATTCAGATGTCCACTTGCTGGTGGTGTACAAGCCAGTGCGAAATAAAGTAACGTTCTAATCATTTTAGAATCCCCCCTATAAGTAACTAGGGATAATAAAACAAAAAAGGAATCTAATTTCTCTACGATCTCCGAATTTACAGGGGAGTTATAGAACTAAACAACATTGTGACGGCTGATTTTACGTCCTGATAGAGAACTTGCGGCTCTAAAAAAACACATTGTTTTTTATCTTTCCCCATAACTCTAGACCGCGCTGCTTCCCTCTGGTCGGGTCGGTGGTGGAGACTTGGCTTGTTAGAAGGTTGACAACTCACACCTGCACTCGAAGGCATAGCGGTGCGTGATATAATCTCTCCATTCTCATTGTATAATTTCATATTTATTATAGCAGAATTTTCAGAAGTATACACGTCTGTTAGGAGAACCCAGTGCATGTTTTCTAATCCACACCTGAGTGGTTCTCTATAATCACACACAGTATCCTGTGCTTTTTTGATACTATACATGTCGTGTATAGTAACTGAGTCAACTCCCTCTATGTTTGTAAGCCACTGTGAGTCAACATACGACTGTATAAAGAGAGACTTGGTCATCTCTGGTATGTGTTCAATCAGGGCAGGATGGTGGATGTTTGGTATCGCAATCATTATATCCCTGTGTGTTGGTTCCTCACAATCGCAGCCACCCTCTGGGTCTATCTCTTGAGCAAGCCCAAGTGCGCATAGCAATAGTAACATTTATTCTCTCCCGTAGTCATCTTGCAGTCTCACTACATCATCTATCTCTGGTGTTGAGACCTCGATAAGTGTGCAGCCATCAGACGGAGCACAAAATCGATGTATGGTTCCCGGGGTTATCCTTTTAGAGGCTCCGGGTTTCATAATAATTCTTTCCTGATCATCATCTTGACCAAGTTCCATAACTAGTGTTCCCTCAAGAACATACACAGTTTCATCTTTCTGTTCATGGTATTGTCTAGACAGTTTTTGTCCGGGTTCAATTCTAAGGATCTTCCCTAAATATTTATTATTGATGGCCCAACGAATTTCATGGCCCCATGGTTTATCTACTTTCATGATATCTCCTTGTCGTAGCATATATAGTATTCATCGTTGATGTGTATCTGCCTTTTGAATTTGGCTATGAACGATACTTGATCCGTGAGGATGCAGACATTATCTGACCTATTGATTGTATCCAAAAAATATTTATAATTATTCTTGAAACTGCAGTCACATCTCAGGCATTCTAAAAAGGTATAAGTATCATCAGGAACAAAATCCGCTGTGGCCCGGAAGTCAGTTACCTCGTTCGTCCTATAGAATAACTTTGGTAATTCCTCTGGGTCTTGTGAGCGCACAATTTTTGCCCCGTGAATAAAGTTCTCCGATAAGTTATTCGATAGAAAGACCAAGGACGATCTGTTTATTGATGTGGATTCACTGATGTTATCTACGCAATCTTGAATAATTGACATATCCAATTCGAGGTGCCTTGCGACAGTGTTGTATAGATACTTCCGTCTGTTGTTATAGTTCGACCAAAATTCACTGATCAACTCGGAATGGAAGTAGTGTTCATTGTTTGGGTTATAAAGTGAGTTCTCAATTATCAAGTCCTTACAGAAGGCAAACTTTATTTTTTGTTCTGGCTTTACAAGTAGGGACAAAAGAAAACTAACTTTGTTTTTATCTACTTTTGATTTTAGTGGTGTCTTATACACTCTTACCTCTCTCTGAATATAGTTGTAATGCTGTCTGTACTCTGTCTGCGTACTCTGCAAGGCTTACTTCAACACCATTTTGTAGTGCGTAATCGTATCCCAAGTACCATGCAAGAGATTCTTCAAACAAATTGTGCCAACTGTTGTCTGTTAGTTTGTTTTTTATTTGAAATATTACATGGCCAATTTCGTGAATCAAAGAGACCAATTTTTCAAAGTCATCTTGATCGTCACCAATGTCTATTATTCCAAAGCAGTCAAGTTCTGCAACCTCATCTGCTGGCGTAGGTATCCAGTATGAATTGTTACCACTGGTAAATTCAACGCTAACCTCAAAGTCATATTCAGCCATTTCCGACAACAGTTCGAATTTTTCTTTGATTATCTTCTTGCTCGAGCCACTTGATAAGATCCGAATACCCTCCAATAAACTCTTCAAATTCATGATTTTTGGTATCCCTGAGACAGACAATGGGAACCGTATTCCATGAATAATTAGATTTATAGAAATTTAATAACTCTGGTGAATGATCGACTGAGATGTATTGAAAGTTGTATTCTTCCGTTATCAATGTCGCTTTCGCCATGATGCTATAATAACATTCGGACTTGCATATAATTGTAAAATACTTCATTCCTAGCCTTTGAGCAGGGTTTTCGACGTTCTAATTTTTTTGTGAACTTCTTCTGGTGAATGCGCAACAGTAATAACTCTGGTGGAATGCCCTTCGTTGATAACAAGAGTACTAAATTGAGTAAGTGTTGAAAACCCGAGATCTCTCGCTTCTTCTAATGCTCTTGGTCGCACCTCTTGGGTTATCGACACAATGTTTGAAGTATTTATATACAATTCTCTAGTGGTCGTTCCGTGACCTTGGACATGTATCTCTATCAATTTAATCAACATGCTGCCTCCTTGATATTATGTCTTATGTTTCGAATTTCAACAGTCCATTCTCTACCGTCCAGCAGAACACTACAGTATGTATGGCTTTGGTGGCCAACAAATAATGCAACTTCTGGTTGTTTAGTTTGGAAAAAATTAGAAAATAAGTCGTCTCTACCCAAGACTCTAGGTCTCTGTAGTAGCGTTCCCGCTGGTATCCACAGGAGGTCTCCCACTTGATACATCATTTTGTTCCCCTTTATAATAATTATTAAGACCTTCAAGAATAAACTCAACATCTTGAACAGATTGATCAACACTACTTAGGCTTAGTCTTACTTTGTCTAGTCCTCGATTCACATGTTGAAAGTCTGTAACGCAATCCTCGACACCATCTCTGCATCTTTTCAGAATCGACAGCACTTCTTCTAATTGCTCAACCGTGTCACATAAAAGTTCACTGGCTCTTGAGGGGACTTCTTGAATGTCCAAGCCGTAAGAGATTCTCACTCTCATAATACCTCCAAGTATTAAAAAATATTTGTGTAAATGGCTTGTATTATCAAGCCAGAAATAGCAATACCAAATGACCATATAAACTTGGACATTCCGTTTTGCCATTGCTCAAGGTCACGTACACGGGCATAAAGACCTTGCTCAGGATTGTAGATCGCCTCTTTTATCTTTCTTACATCTTCTAACATTTCGTCTTGCTTATCAGCCATTCGTTGTATTTGATGCGATAGATCTACGATAGCATCTTTTAGATCCTGTGTGTCGTCGTTACCCATATTATATAACCTCTTACTGTCTGTAAATAGTATCAACAATCAACAATTGCATGTGATGTTGTCAATAAAGTTCCAGCCGCAGATGCTGCATTACGCAAGGCGCATTTTGTAACCTTACAAGGGTCAATTATTCCCTTGTTATATGTGCTAACCATACATCTATTGAGAAAATCATAACCAACATCATTCTCTTCTGCCTTCACAGAAGTCACAATAATATCAGGTGACTCACCAGAGTTCTTAGCCATTTGTCTCAGTGGTGCCTCACAAGCAAGCAAAACCACTTGTGCTCCCATCGCTTGCTCGTCGTTATCTGTTGATACCTCGATCCCCTGAGATGCTCTTACGAGGGCAATTCCGCCACCGGGAATGATACCTTCTTCTTGAGCAGAACGAACTGCTTCAAGTGCATCATCAATGCGGTGCTTCTTTTCCATCATTTCGATTTCAGTTGCTGCACCAACTTTGATAACAGCGACACCGGATGCAAGTCTGGTAATTCGCTCTTGTAATCGTTCGCACTCTGTAAGGTTTTCAGTCTGTTGTATCTCATTCTTAATAGCGGCGATTCGTGTTTCGATCTCTTCTTCATTACCTTGTCCTCCAACAATTGTCGTCCATCCCTTGGTGATATTGATCTTCTTACATTGACCGAAGTCAGTGAGTTTGATGTCTTTGAGGACTAGTCCATTCTCTCTGGTTATAAACCTTGCGCCAACGGATGCACACAAATCTTTCAAGATACTTCTTCTTTCTTCTCCGTACTTCGGAGCCTTGACGGCAACTACCTTCATGGTACCACGTACTGCATTAGCAATTAGTGCTGCAAGGGCTTGACCTTCAATATCATTTGAGATAAGAAGCAAAGGACGATTGTCTCTCGCTGCAATTTCAAGAACCTTCATGACCTGATCGATCTGTTCAATTTTCTCATCTGTAACAAGAATGAGAGGGTTGTCATAATCAACAGTCCCAGTACGTTCATTGTTGATAAAGGTGTTGCTAACAAACCCAGAATCAAATCTGAAGCCTTCTATGAGGTCAAGTGATGTAGTTTGGCTTCGAGCCTCTTCGACGAGCACAGAGCCATCTTTACCTGCTTTATCAACGGCTGTTGATATAAGCGTACCAATGGATAAGTCATTGTTTGCAGAGATTGTTGCAATATGACGAATATCTTCTTCTGTCTGAATAGGACGAGACATTTCAGTCAAGCGATCAGTAACAGCAGTCACTGCTTTGTCTATGCCTCTCTTGAGTTCTGTTGGGCTTGCACCAGCGGCAAGATACCTTTGAGACCCTTGAAAGATAGCACGAGCCAATACCGTCGCTGTTGTGGTACCATCACCTGCGTTAGCGACAGATTGCTCTGCTGCCTGCTTGATAACTTGAGCACCAAGGTTTTCAAATGGATCTTCAAGATCAATAAATTTAGCGACAGTCACTCCATCTTTCGTAATCACAGGAACGTTTTGTCCTTTGTGATACAAAGCAACATTACGACCGCGAGGTCCGAGTGTTGTTGCAACGTTATCTGCTAAAGTGTTTACTCCACGCATGATCTTTTCACTAAGAGTCATGCCCTCATTGTAATGCTTCATTATTCCTCCAATGAATTTATATATATAATATAACCGCTCAGGAATGGTTTGTCAAGAATAAAGTGTGTATTTTATTAAAATTCTTTATCAATGCTGCTCTTCAGTTCCTGAGCATTGCTTGCAGCGGCTTTACCAGCACCCTTATCAGCATCGAGCATATATTTGTTTACATTCTGTATCAAAGAGTCTAAAGTGTTGAATACACTAAAGATGTGATCGCTAAGGTTTCTCGTGTAGTTGTTGGCTATTTCTTTGAGTTGCTCTTTGGAGCCAACATCCAATGTGTCTGCAATCTTCCGACCAGAACTTTCAATTTGAGTTTGATCCAGTGGAAACTCATTGTACTCAAAGTCTCCTTGGATACCAAGTGGCTCCGCTCCTACGGTAAATGTATAAAAATCTAAACCTATGACTTGACTATCTTCTTTCTGTTTTTGGATCAACAAATAAGTCACTGGCTTCTTTGTTGTTTTGAGTGCATTCACCAAGTATTTCTCTGATGCTGAGATCTTTGAATTTGGAGACAAAAACTTGACGCTGACTGGTTCACCTGCATAATTATAGATGTCCTCTATCTGACCAGAACCCTTGACTTGTCTTGCTTTTGGGCCACCTAAGAGACCTGCTAGAAAACTTTCCATTAGAAAACCTCCGGTTTGAGGATTATAATCAGTAATCAAAGACGATAAAGATTCTAGTATGATCAAATTAGAAAGTATCTCCGGGACAGTTTTAGTGTTGATGCAGGTTTCCTTACAGTCATTTACAAAACTATTGATGCTGTTGATTTTATCACCAATCGTGGTTCCACCGATCTTATTCATGAACAAGGAAATGGTTTTTCTATCCTCTGAATCAGGTTGTCCCCATTTTTCTGATAGAGCGAACTTTGGAAGTTTGAGAACTCGAGCCTCATCGGTCGATTGTGTGTCAACCTGTGCGCTCGCCATAGTTCTCTCTTGAAGTGTTGCTTTGATATTTTTGGAATTTACAAGAACTTGTTCAATTAATTTATCTAATTCCTTATTCATTATAATTCCTCTAATAGTTTTTTGATATCCAATCCAGCACAATCAATTTTACGCTTGGTCAAATGATAATGGCTTATAAAGCCTTCAAAACGCCCCTCAGCACATTTCTTGCTAACCTTAGTGTTAGTACCGCCAGAACGATCTAGAGGTGCTTGAAGAGGTATTCCAGTGCATTTATGAACGGCTTTCATAAGCGCCTTCAATGCTTCGATCTGAACAGGGTAAAATCCGGTGTGCTCTGGTAATGTTTTACCATGAACAGTTGCATCCGTGATAATCGGTCGAGTGCCGTAGCCTCGCTTCTCATACCAAGATTGATATTTTGGATAATAAGCATTTGAAATTTCAACCCCGAGAGATCGATCATTCCAAGTTCTCCCACCAGCATGCCATGCGATATCATTCATATCCATAAATTGATAGATTGTTCCGTCATTATCGATAGAAAAATGAACTGAGATACCGCGCTTCTCAAGAACCCTGTGACAGGATTCCGCTGATAAGCATACATCCCAATGACAAACGAAGAACTTCGGGTCTCTCTTATACTTTGATTTACGATAGCCGGTTTTCAATTTCAACCCGCCACTTTCAAAGTGAAGTTTTACCTTTGGCCAATCAATTGGAAAATAATCCGAATTGTAAACAATAAAAGATTCCGTATTGTCTCTATGAGACATCGGAGCATGGTCTTCCATTGTCGCAACACGATGCGTGTAAATGCGGCGATAAGTTGTCGGACCACATAAGCCATCCGTTGTTACACCACATTCCTTTTGGAATTTCTCAATTGCTACGAGTAGATCTTCATCGTGCTCATTGCAACCAAACCAATCGGGAGTCCACCCTAGTTTTGCTGCTGATCCTTCGTTGTAAAATATTTTATCATCGATACTCACTATAACACCTCATCGGCCAATCCTTTTTCGATTGCCTCTTCTGCTGATAGGTAAACATTTACCTTTCTATTAATTAGTGTTTGGATCTGTCTTTTCGTCATTTTTGTTTCGTCTGATAAACATTGGATATACATATCTTGAAGATTTTTCATCTGCTCCATTTCGTTCTCGAGCGTGCCGAGGTCTCCAGCGTGGCCACCATTTACTGAGTGTATCATAACTCTGCAATGTTTACCTAATTTTCTTTTTCCGTCTGTACCTGCAGATAACAAAAGAGTACCAGCAGACATAACTTTTCCAAGACCGATGGTTTGAATATCACAAAATTGCTTACAAAATTGCATAACATCATAGATGCCTAACATTTCATCCGCAGAGCCACCATAAGTTGATATATATAATTTGATATCATCTGCTCTTTCTTGTCCTTTCTTTTTTGTCTGAGAAAGAACTAACAAAGCAGATATTAGATCTGCTGCTCTTTCTTCTGTTACATCACCCACGAACATAATACTTCTTGATTCTGGGTTTGGTTCTGCACCGCCAGCACCTAACTGCTCCAGCAAAGACGCCATTGGGTCTTGTGCTTCTTCTTCTGTAGTCGCTGCTTCTTCCTCAGTCCCTTTCTTTTCTGATTTGGCTGGTTTTTTCTTCTTATCTTTCTTGCTTATTTTATTCATTCCGACGCTCCTTTAATTGTTTCTTTAATTATGAAGTCTTCCATTTCTTTCCAAGTTGAGAATTCCATAATGTGTTTGTATGATAACGGGAATGAATTCACATAGTTTTTCATGATCGTTGCTTTTATACTATCTAAATTCATTTGGTCGATGTGTCTTTGTGCAATTATATTCCGTTCAGATTTTTTTGCATCACTCATTTCAATATACTTCAGTTCCAGTACTTGCTGTAAGCCCTGTTCACTTAATAGAAAGAGAGCAGCAACACTGCGCTGGGTTTGTTGTAAAATATTGACGGACCACCCTAAACTCATAACATATTTAAATAGTTGAGACACAACCAATCCAATAATGAAGTAACTTATATTTTCTACCATGTTTCCTCCGATAAACAAAAAAGGAGAGGTTATCCCTCTCCTTCTATTATAACACGTTAGTGTATGTTAGTCAAATTATTTTTTTGCTTCTTCCAAGGCAGCAGAGGCTTTCTTGGCTTTCAAAAGACGCTTTGCAACGCGACGAGCAACTTCTTCGACGATATCTTTTTGTTCTGCAACATAATCGATACCCTTGAGTGCTTCCATCATTTCTTCCGCTTCATCTTCCATAGCATCCATTGCAGGAGGCATTTCCAATTCTTCTGTGTCGTCATCGGCACCTAATTCAGCAGGAGCATCTTCCATTGCAGCACGTAATTTATCAGCAAGATCAATAATTGCTTGCGCTTCTTCATCGGTCAATTCCATTTCTTCTCCGCCGTCTACTTCCATTTCTGGCTCTTCAGCAGGCTCTTCCAATTCAGCAGGCGCATCCAGTTCATCTTCGTGCATACCTTCTTTCATTTCTTCATCTTCGTGCATTCCTTCAGCGGTAACTTCAGCCTCTTCTTGAACTACCTCTTCGTTAACTTCAACTTCTTCGTTAACTTCTTCTTCATCACGCTTGTGGTACATTTCGTTAACCAGTGGAAGGTTTGCAAGTTTAGCGAATCTTCGCATCTGTGCTTCACTTAATATTTTTTTAGCCATGGTAATTCTCTCCTTAAGACTTTATTTCAAAACTAAATAGACTGTTTAGACAGAAAAACACCCAAAATATTAAATTTCTGGATGCTCTTCTGCTATAATATCAAAGATGTTATCAATGTCTCCATCGCCCAATCCGAAGTCGTTTAGTATATCTTCGGATTGATCTAGTTCTTTCGACATTTTTTTTCTTTGTGCTTTGGATTGCTTTCCGTTATCTTCTTTGTAATGTTGGATAAACAAATCCATTATGGGATCTTTACTAACTGCTGCTTCGACACAAGCACGAAGAAATTCTGACTGGGTCATGTTGTGATATTGCATCCTGATTTTGAATTCAGCATGTAAGGTATCTTTTGCATAGAACGTATATTTCTTCGTATCTTTTGCGTACTTATTCGGCATGTTATCAATCCCTGTTATTACTAATTACTTGCTTGGCTGTGTTCCAGCACGTTGGGCAATATAATCTTACAATTTTTTCTTTTTCTCTCACAACAACATTCCACGACATCACCATTTTTCGGTCCTTTTTGTCGTATGGCGTGGTGCAAGAGGAGCAGCGATCAGGAAGAAGGTCAAACATACCAACTTTATTCTCAAGTGACTTGGACTGCTTGTTGCCTTTCTTGTCCTGTTTCGCTTTTGCTCTCCTCTGTGCTCTATTCATTACGAATCCTTCTTACCTTTCCAAGAAAAGTACAAGTTTGCAGATACAATACAGCCAACGTAAAATGCTAAAACACCATATCCGGAACTAATTCCAAGATAATCACAACTCCACAAGGCACCTGCTACAAGTACAAGTATCATTGCAAAGCCGAGAACCTGCCATAAAGAGGCAAGTAACCCTTGAATAATCCAATTCATTGCTTTCCTCCTTTCAAACTTTCATATATATCAAGTAGTGCTTCCATATCGACTTCGTTCTTCAGCAGGCGATATGCACGAACAGACAATGATACATCCTCTTTCGTCAACCAACCACTATCAATGTATTCTGCTTTTAGTTCACGCTTTTGCTCTTTGTATGGTTCCATCGCTTCCTCTAAAGCCTTCATTGACTTGATATAGTCAGCCATGTGTTGTTCTTTTGTTTTGAATGCTGCTTCCTCGTATTCTTCTACGATAGCAGTCACGTTATTAGTTGCAAATTCAAATTTAGTCATATTATCCTCCTAACAGTGAATGACTTGATGCTCTTTGTATATAATCGAGAGCATGATCGATTGTTGTAAATTTTGTTCTGATGTGTTTTCCGCAGGACAAAGTGATCATGATATGACTTCCATCTTTCCATATCTGTGTTATTTGGTTTGGGTTGATTAGTCTTTGATAATCATTTTTATCATTTATTGATATCATTCTCATTAGTTCCTCCAAGTTTTGATCTAATATAAATACCGAGTATCGGTACTGTTGAAGCCATTGCAAATAGTAAATTCCATTCACCATGACAATTCATAAAATGGTTCATAAATCCTCCTAAAATACTGTTACTATATTTTGTTTTTGTAATCTCTCCATCATTTTGTTACACTTATCTTGTTGTATCTTGATGGTTGGAGACGAATTCTTATTTGATTTACTCAAGCCGAGTAGAGCGCCAATGCCGTTATTCAGAACGAGACGAATACGAAGGTTGTGATCTATCTCGTTACCGCTGGTGTCTTTGAAGATTACCTTGGCTGATGTTCTTCCTCTTCCGAAGACAAGTTCCGGACTGTATTCATAATCTTTATCGAGCAACCTGATTACATCCTTATACATTTGTGACTCTTCAAAGTTATACCAATAATTGGTGTTGGTGGCTTTGTCTGTTATCATCATTCGAATGCCTTTGTTCTTTTTGGCTACATGATCTATAAGTATGTTAGATATATCAGTCGAACTAAGAGTACGAAGAGTTCTGTTGCTTTCTTCGTTGAACTTCTTTCTGGTTGTGCTTTTTGCTTGGGCTGCTTTACGGAGTCCTTGCGCAAAGGATGACATATGACTAAGAGAATCGATCTCAGACATTACAGAAGAAGAGTTGACGTAATCATATGATCCTGTCGACATTTTCTTCTTTCTTTTTGCAGATACTCTTATAACTGTATCTCCATCCACTATCTGAAAGTCTTCTTTGAATTGCGTTCCACCTTTAGGAACTACTTGAAAGTTCTCCGTGAGCCCCGTCACTACTCTGTGAGCGGCTCCACTTTGCAAGAATTTGACTTGTTGTTTCTCGTTTTTGATCCCATCGGTGTGCGATGAACCATCTGTTCTAAAAGCCATGTTGTCCTCCTTGACTTGATTATGTATATAATATAACTGGTTATTCTTTGGTTGTCAAGTTTTTTCCTTCACTTTTTATTCGCCTCTCTTGAACCTCGCCGGCCTCTTCGGAGATATCAAACAAAATATAATTTCTACCAAGTTGTGAAGCAGCGACACCGGTTGTGCCTGAGCCAGCGACAGGGTCAAGAACCACATCGCCTTCATCAGTAGACATTTCAATCATTCTTCGAAGTAATGCAACTGGCTTCTGTGTTGGATAAACTCTTTCTTCTGCACCCTGTGCAATAGAATGAATGTCGTTCCAATAGTCAGTTGCTGGTTTACCTTTTGATTCGTGCTTGTATATCTTCTTGTAAGGCTTTGCGCCTGCCTTGGAAGGAAAGTGTACACGATCTTCAGAAATAAGCCCTAACAAGTCTTCTTGGGACAGTCTCCAGCCATATTGCGGCTTATAATCAACACCATTGTGTGTTAGGGTGAAATACCTATCTGGTCTCTTGTTTGGATCAGGGGCCTGTGTCTTTGTATAACAAATGTGACCAAGAGCATAATTGCCTCGTGAGTCTTTATTTTTATATGAGTTCTCAGAATAGTATTCATCCAGTGGCTGATATATCATGTTGAACTTTGGCTTCTTTACATTAGAGCACCAGAATATAACATCAGTGCAAGCGCCCAGTTTGGTCTTGGTGTTGTTCTTTGATCTCGAACGTTGCCAGAAGATTGGCTGAACATTCTTGAAGTGTCTTGAGCAAAGCATGTGCGGTATAAGCATTTGATCTGCTGAGATGTGAAAGAACAACGAACCATCCTTTGTGAGAACTCTAGAGCACTCTTCGAGCATTGGGTCGATCAATGATGTGTATTCGTCATCATCAACAAACACATCGTCAAAGCCTAAACTGTTCTTGTCGCTTGTTAGGCGATAATTACGATTCGAGTTGAAAGGTGGGTCAAAGTATACAGCATTGACCGATTTTGATTCAAGTTGTTTAAGTAACTCTCTCGAGTCACCGGTTCTTATAATGTTCATTTGTCCTCCGATACATTATTCAGTTAAAAGTCTTATATCCGTATTATACACAAGTCGACCTTCGGTTAGAGTGATTTTTTTTATCACAAGTTGCTCTTGCCTTTCCAAGGCCTCTCGAGAAGTAGTGGGCGCGTAGAACTGAAGATCCCAGTCGAAAGCCCACTCTCCCCATTTGTTCCAGTCTTTTTGAAGTTGTTTGTTTGAGTGTTTATCTCTTACTAGTGCTCCACGGTGTTGTCGCCATCGGTTGGGGATATCCATGGACACACCAACATAAACAGTCTTAGTATATTTATTAGTTATTGTATAGACACCTCTTTTGTCGACGGTTTCTCCTCTTGGTCTTCTCATATCTAGTTTCTTAGTAACCGGAGTGTTCTTAAAGGGAAAACCGTTTTTTTCTTTAGCCAAAATCTCGTAAAATCTGTCCTCGGCAATTTGTTTTGCTTTGGCCAAATCGACGGTTTTTGTACAACGTCTATCATATCTCTTGTCTCCCTTTGTAAGGCGTATCCTATAATACCAAACTGGCTTCTTTGCTTTCTCCATTTGATAAAGCGCCACTCTTCCATCTGGGCAGCAATCCAGTTGTGTGAGATTTTTATAATAACTCATTTTTCCTCCATTCTTTCTTTGTTGTAAAGTTCATAGCCTTCACTATGATATTTTTTTATAAAATATAACTCCCTTTCGTACAAGAAGTCTTTATCTTTTTTTGTTTCTTCGATAACCTCGAATTGAAAAGACGACTCGCCGTATTTATCCCAATCTTCTTGAAGCAGTGAATTAGTCTTTCCTTTTGATCTCCCTAGGTCGCTTCTGTGGCTTATCCATCTCATTGGAATACATTTTGTTTCCCCGATGTATACACGGTTGTTATCGAGGCAAGTAATTTTATAAATACCAGCAGGCTGTTTGTTTTTCCATTCCAGCAGTTTTGTTCTTTGGTATTCTTTTGTCGGTTTATTAACGACACCCCATCTTTGCTTATTTTTGAACCCCAAACATTTTTTACACCGAGACCTATACCCGGATTTTACAGTTTTTTGTTTCCAAAAGTTATCTAGCGGCAGACTCAGGTCACAACCTTTACATACCTTCATTTGTCCTCCAATTTTTCTAATCTTTTAAGTAAGTTTCTGATACTTGTGTGTGTCCAAGATCCATTCCTTCTAGTCTTGATATCACTTTCATTTAGTGCTCTT